ATGTTTGCTCCGGGGAACATGCGACGAGCATGCTTGAGCTTCTGGTCTGGTGACAGAGGATTCTTCTCTGGATCCTGCGAGCGCGACAGAACTATCTCGTGCTTGGCCTTCTTCTCGTCTGCTAGCTCCTTTACCTTGCCGACGACTGCGCCGTGACCTTGATAGGTCGGTGGGTTCATTCTACCGAACGAGGCCACTATAGGGTTGGTAGGCTCGGCGACGGCTTCTTCTTCCTTACTAGCCTTCTGAAATGCACCGCCGGCAAAGTTGGCTCGACTGAACTCAGCCCTGTCGACCAGCTTAGAGGGTCTACCGTTCTTAATAGCGACGAACCCTTCTGGCTTAGTCGGTTTGTCGCCGATAGTCGTCTCAAATCCAGTCTCAGCCGTGTTGGACAGTGAGCGAGTAAGAACGTCCTTAGCTTTCTGGAGGGAGTCGTGCATCTTTAATATGGAGTCAAACTGCTTCTTGTGAGACTGGACATGAGACAGTATTGTGTCCATCTCTTCCTGCTTTGCAGTCCTAGCCTTGTCAGACTTTAGCTTACTGAGTTCTTTTTCATATTTGGTCTGCAAGAACTTCTGGTAAGCAGCTGCTGATGGCTTAGAACCGTCTCGCACCGTGCTGTTAATGTACGTCTTTAGAGGGATGTCGTGACCGTCGAGTACTTCATGGATGTCTATGTCCTGGTTCTTGTACTCGTTGGTAGCGTCCTCGAGGTGCTTCTTGTACTCCTTCTTTTCCATACCGCTAATCTTAGCGGCTTGTACTTCAGGGTTGACGCGAAACACTTCCTTGCTCTCGGGGAAAGACTTCTGGTTTACGTTGAAGTCGGCATGCATATCAGACAACTTAGCGTGCTTGCCGCGCTTGCCGAGATACTGAGTATGGACGACGATGCCTAGATTTGAGTTGGCTATCTTTATGCCGTGCTCACTGTTCTTCTTAGCTGAGTAGGTAATGGTGTTTGGTGTGAAGCTGAACTTATCGCCTTTATCCTGCACGTCTTCCTTGCCGAACATCAAGTCACCTTGATAGACGCCGCCCTTCTTAGGCATGATCTTCGGCAGCTCCTTGAGTGCGAGCTTAAGCTTGGCTACTAGGCCCGGCGCGTGACCGTGGTTCTCCTCGATGTCCTTGTCTGTGTAGTTGATCTTAGGCGACGCGTTGAACACCGACTTGGTACCGACGAAGAACTTACCATTCTCGGGGTTGATGCCGAACACGACTGACGGCGCGCCGTCGTACTTAGTGGTGATCTTAGTGTCTGTCTTCTTACCAGACATGAAGTCGTGGACGTCGTTGAGGGTGTCCGCAGCGTGAGCGACTCCCTCGTGACCGCCGTGGATGATATGGTCCTCGACGTGCTCCAGGTGCTTGAGCTTCTCAACGTCCAGCGATTCGGTGAGAAAGTTTGTGAAGTTGATCATCTTCTAAATGCTTCCAGCAATACTTTGTTTTTTTCTAAATTTTCAATCGTTACTTCAACGCTGCTAGCGCTAGATAATGGAGCCAGATTATATGGAGATTTCTTAACGGAACCGAATTCTAATGTCATAACAAACTGATAATCACCGCCACCTTTTGGTTGGCATCTTACTCTAATTTTAGCTGATGCTGAATCTTTAAAATCTGGTATCTTAGTAGGAAGTGATAGATTGAGATTCAATGGATCCTTGTTATTTAAGGTATAAAAACCGTGTGTTCCTACATTCATATAAGAACATTTTTTCTCATTATAATAAGAGCAAATTACTGAAGCAGGAATTTCTATTTTAACTTCATTAGCTCCGCCGTATTGAGCAATATCTTTTTCATATGATTTTTGTTTATCTGCCATCATATATATTTTTTTACCAGAAGAATCGTTTTGAAGGTATGGCGTATTTTTTGCCCAGTTAGATTTTGATTTTGTATTCATTATGTCTAACATTTTATATTGACCAGCAAGATCAATAAGTAGCTGCTTTTCTGGATCATCAGATTTTGTCTCAGCAAACTTCCATTTTTTTGTTTCTGAATCAAATTTTACAACAAGACTGCCTGCAGCAGTTGTAGATATTTTTAACTCACAACCTGCTATATTCGTACCTGTTGTATCGTTTGCTTTTTTTATCTCTAAGTCTGGTCTATCATGAGCTGCTCCAGCTGGTGGTTGACCAGCACTGATTTTATATTCTTTTAATGCATTATATGCATTTTTTTCGTAGTCAAAACCTTTTTGAGCGGTCATGGATAACTCCTATTCATTTTTTTTATTTATTATAGCAAAAAAGGGGGAAGCCTTTCGACCTCCCCCTGTATATCGGAATGGATTGCGGTTGGGTAGAACCCCACTATTTGTCCCAACTATTCCTCTGTATACTCACTGTTACACAGCTTGCCTCTTTTGCTCTGCAGTAGCAATACGCAAATCCAATTCTGATATTATTTATACTCGATAACCAACTTTTCTGAGTCATCGAAGAAATATTTTTGCTGCATAAATGCTGGAGTCCAGCCGTCAAAGCCGGCTCCAAGGTTCAGGTGACGAGCATACTCTCTGGCCTCGATCTCTCTGTCGTAGAGTCCAAACTTCTCGGCCATGATCCTCTGGCCGGTAGACTTCTCGACTACAGCGAATTTGTCCTTAAGTACCACTATCTCGTAGCTGTTCATCCTTCACTCCTCTCATCAATTAACTAGGCAGACCCACTCCTCGTCTCCAATTTTGTAGCGAGCGTGAGTACGCTTGTCCAGGTCACGACACTTACCCTGGTCCAGCGACTTTATTGGTCTGAATTCTAAGCGTGCACCGATGTAGACACCGTCAGCGCCGTCTGATCTCTTGGCGAACTGGCACATCTCGTGCCGTACCCATACTGTACCGTCCCACTGCACTGCGAGGTAGTCGCAGATAACTGGCATAGACTATTTATTTGAAGTCCTTGAACTTTGACCGGTCAAACTTGTTTGGCTTCTTGTTTTTGTCGAAGTCGTCCTGAGTGAACTTGCTGTTGTCCATCACCGGTCTATCGTCCATCAGCCCGTCGACGGCGTCGTCTACGTGAGTAAGCCGCATCTTGCTGCGATCAACCCCAACGACAAACCGACGATGAGTCCCAGGATCAGAGTAGCGGTTCTTGAGCTGCTTAACCATAATATGGCCTTCTTGCTCCAAGTCCTCTGATGTAATGAGTGCAAACATAAAATCAGCTGTGGCTGGGAGTCCAAAGGATTCCGACGTATCTTCCAGTCCCACGTCGCTGTTCGAATATCCGCTTCGAGTTGTTTGAGTCGCACTGACGATTGGAACATTATACTCCACTGCGAGGCCTCTAAGTTCTTCTGCGATTGCTTTGACAAGGGTATAAGAATTGACGTTGGCTCCATTTTTTATCCTCGATGACAGGCAGATGTTGAGGTAGTCGATGTAGATGATGTCGGGCGTAAAGTTCTTCTTGAGCCTAAGTTCGTTGATAAGGTGGCGGAAGTTGGCAGAGCCGGCGCACGCAGTCGGGTACTCCTTGATGATCAGCTTACCGGTCGCCTTCTCTCTGAGCCGCGCCATCTTCTTTTCGTACGAGTCTCTTGGTAGTATCTTGAGCTCGTCAAGAGTGACGTCGAGCAGGTTAGAGTCGATGCGCTCGGCGATCTTCTCCTCGGCCATCTCCATAGTTATGTAGAGTACGTTGAGGCCGTGAAGCAGGTTGGCTGCCGCGCAGTGACACATGAACAGAGACTTGCCGACGCCAGTACCGGCGAGGGCGATGTTGAGAGTCTTGCGAGGCAGGCCGCCCTGAGTGATCTTGTTGAAGTACTCAAGGTCGAACGGGATCCGAGTCTCCTTGGTATGATAGAACTCATACCGCGCAGCCGAGTCCTCGATGAAGTCGTGACCGATGTGGTTGTCGAAGGATACAGACAGAGCGTCTGTCAGGATCTGAGGTATCGATCCCTTGCTGGTCCTACCGGACTTGTCGTCGAGGATCTGGATGGACGACATGATGCCGTTGTAGACTGCTTTCTCCTGACAGAACTCCTCCGTCTTGTCGAGCAGCCACTCCTGCTGAGTTTGCTCGTCGACTGCCAACCCCTTGATTATGTCGAGGGTCTCCTTGTACAGGTCTTCAGAGATGCCTGACTTGTTGCCGAGGTCGATAGCCAGAGCTTCTCTCGATGGGATTGAGTTGTACTTATCGACGTAGCTGCTGATGAGGTTGTAGATGTTTCGGTCTTTTATGTCGCTGAAGTATTCTTCCTTGAGGTACGGAAGAACCTTGCGAGCATAGTCCTCGTTGAACAGTATATTCGAAAAAATCGTATTTTCAAGTGCCATCTTTTTCCCTCTGTAGAGTCGTAGTCATACTTCGTAGAGCTGGGAAACTTATGCATCGTCCTCTTCCATTATAGCTCCCATCGAGATCTTGTAGCGACCCTCGATGTGCTTCGCGAAGTCTGACTCCTTGAACATCTTGACCCAGAAGTCCTTGTTGTCCACGATGTCTGCTGCTCGCATGGACGGAGTATTGACCTCGCCGGTCTCTTGGTTCACAGTGGCGTACCAACCGGCCTTAGGCTTAACAATATACCCGCCGTCAAGAGCAACATCAAGTAGACCGCTCCAGCGATTGATACCGCCCTCATAAGAAACAGTAATAGGGATCTTAGACTTTTCCTTGACATAGCGAGACTTCTCCACGTTGATCACGAAGTGGTAGCCCTTGATCTCCTTGTCGTCCTTGTCCTGCTGGCGACCGAGGATCCAGATGTTGTCTGAGCCGTAGTACGAGCCCGTGCCGCCGCCGACGACGTCCTTGGCGTAGAGCTCCATGGTCTTGTAGGTGTGGTTGATCACCACCATCGGGATGTCCTTGAGGGACAGGTGTGGAGTGATCATGCGGAACAGGGACTTAAGCTGCTTGGCTCGAGTCATGTCGGCCACCGACTTGCCGTCGAGCGCGTCCTCCACCTCTTTCTTTGAGGCGAGGTTGCCGATGGAGTCGATGATGATCATGACGCGGTCTTCACGCTTCAGC